TTCCAGGCTGGCATACAGGGTGGCGGGTGGACATAAATAACTCGCTGATAGTTAAGCATCGGTGGCACAACGGGCAACACGCAACTTATAACAACGCCTTAAAGTCTGGCAGAAGCATCGTCACGGGACACCTGCACAAACTGATGGTCACCCCTTGGGTTGACTACAATGGGCGTAGATACGGAATAGATACTGGAACCCTTGCAGAACCTAGTGGCGACCAGTTTGTTTACACAGAAGAAAACCCCGTGAACTGGTGTTCTGGTTTCGCGGTGCTGACATTCAAAAATGGTATGTTATTACCTCCAGAACTATGCGAAGTCATTAACGGGGTGGCTTACTTTCGAGGAGAGAAAGTGGGATAAATGAGTGATTTAGTAGCCTCGGCAAAAAGTGCAGCGCAGGGCATAAAAAGCGCAATTGCGGCGGGTAAGGAAATAGAATCGGTAGTCCAAGATATTCAAAAACTAGGGGTCGCAGAACTCCAAGCCAAGCAAGAGTTCCAAAAAAAGCAACGGGTAGTCAAAGGTGATACCACCATCCTCACAGCTTTTGCAGAGTGGAGGAGACTAAAAGAAGTGAAAGAAGCCGAGGACGACTTGTACCAGCAGCTCGTAGAACGCTACGGCAAGGAGAGGTCAAGGAGGGTCGCGACGAACTAGGGCGTGACCTAAAGAAACTCCGTGAACTCAAGGTTATGTGCTTCGTAGCCTCGCTAATTATCGTCACAACGTACTACATCTTCAAAGGACACCTGTAATGCTATCCCTTATTTCCTCCGCCATCGGATTCCTAGCCTCTGGCTTACCGCAAGTCCTAAACTTCTTCCAAGACAAGGCTGACAAGGCCCAAGAGTTGAAGTTAGCCCAGATGCAGACGGAGCGCGAGTTAGCCCTTGCAGAACGCGGTTTCCTTGCCCAGCAGAAGGTCGAGGAGATTCGTACAGACCAGATTGCACTCCAAACCGACGCAGACCGCCAGAGCGCGGCTTTAGACCACGACAAGGCTATCATGGCTAGGGCTTCCAACTGGGTCGTGAACCTCAACGGTATAGTGCGCCCAGCAGTCACCTTTATTTTCGTACTAGAGTTAGTGATGATTAACATTGCGCTGACCTACTTCTTGCTTCGCGGTGGTCTTGGAAGCATGGACGTGGAGCAGTTCATCGCCGCCACGGACGTAATCTTCTCCGAGGACGAAATGGCACTACTCTCAGGAATAATCGCGTTCTGGTTCGGAAGTAGGCAATGGGGTAAGAAGTGAAAGTCAGCAAGGAAGCGATTGAGGGCATAAAGAAGGACGAAGGGGTAAGGACAAAACCTTACCGCTGCCCCGCCTTACTTTGGACTGTCGGTGTAGGGCACGTCATAGACCCAAACCATATCAGGGTGAAGCTTGATGAACGCAAAAATATACCCCTTCCACCAGAGTGGGACAGAGTTCTTAGCATGGCTGAGGTCGATGCTATCCTTGCAGCAGACTTGGCTACATTCGAGCGAGGAGTTCTGCGCCTCTGTCCAAGTGGACTTACTCAAGGCCGCTTTGACGCTCTGGTTTCCTTCTCCTTCAACGTCGGGCTTGGCAACCTCCAAAGGTCAACCATCCGCATGAAGCACAACCGTGGCGACTTTGAGGGTGCTGCGGAAGGGTTTATGGCGTGGACTAAGGCCGGTGGTAAGGAACTGCCTGGTCTAGTTAAACGCCGGAAGCACGAACGCGCTCTCTATGAATCTGAGTAATCCTCTCCCGTAACTCATCTGCTACGGTCAAATTGTGCTTGGCCTCAAACTGGTCTAGCCACTTCCTCCTAGCTTCCTTTGTCGGAAGCGTCAAAACGTATCTCGCCAGCCCCTCAATTTTTGCCTCATGCTCCGACATCACAATTTGATAGAACTCCTCTTTGGTGGCGGTAAAAGCTCCTTTGTTAACCAGCCCTAGCAAATGTTTTATGCAACGCTTTTCTTGCGGTGGTGATGGCTCTGGCTGCGTCAGATTTTCGAATAAATCTCCCAAAATAGTACCTCTTTCCGTTCGCCATTATGTGCGCCTCGTAAAGCCTTGTTCCCCGCTTGTAGACACCCTTCACGTTTGACTTGGTTTTTGCCCTGCGCTTGGAGTTCCACCTGTTCTCCATCTGCGTGGCAACCCTGAGATTGCTTAACCTATTGTCGGCAAACTTGCAGTTTATGTGGTCAACCTGCTCCGGCCAGTAGCCGTAGTGGTACGCCCATACAATCCTATGAGCAAAGTAAGGCTTCTTAAATATAGCGATTTTGCGATAACCGCGAGGGGTTATGTGACCAGCAACCCTATTCGCGTACCGTCGGTTCCACATGACGTAGGCAGAGTATTTGGCGAAAGCCTCAATCGGTCGAGGCTTCCACACAAGTCGTCCGCGCCTGTAATCAAACAGGGCTTTCAGTTGTTGCTGTGTCAGAATGGGATGTCTTCCTCAAGCGATTCCTGACGCTTAGGCTCTGCCTTTGGTTTCGGCAGTTCCACCTTGAGGCTCATAAACTTCTGCCCAGACTTGCCTGTCTTAATCCACGCGGCTAGTTGGTACTCCGTCCCGTCCACGTTTAACTTGCCTTTGTACGCTGGCGCACGTTCATTGTCCGACTCGTTCTTAAACAACACCCCTGTATTTTCGTTTGAATATTCCATTAAGCCCTCGCTGCTAAATATAAACCTACGTTAGAAAATGAGTATCCTAAAAACGCGATACCCAACCCCATCTTTCCGGCAATCATCAAGTCAATTCCGACCGCCAGATACACCACCGCTATTGCGGCAATCAGCCACGCCGCCACTCTGTCCACCCCGCGAAGATAATAACGCCAAGCATAAATAGTAAGAACCATGCCGCGTCCTGCGCGTAGAAGTGTGCAGCTATAAGTCCGTCTCTCATTCTTCATCCTCCGTATTATTCAAAAGCTGAAACTTGATTACCTCTAAGACACCTACCACAGAGGCTAGAGGAAGTGCCTCGTCAAACTTGCCCAGAACCCCAATAATCTCCTGATACAGGGCTTCTATCATCACCTGCTGGCTCAACCCCTCATCTCCTGAGCCAAGCTCTTAAATCCCCATTCTTCGGCCATTCTCGCGCACCGCAACATCTCCTCCTCGCGGACGATTTGTGCGAACCTATGAAGCTGTGTTCTAGAGTCTTCGTGGAAGTTGAACAATATCTCCCCCTCCTTCAAGAACAATCCAGCTTCTACCGCCAGGTCGTCAATCGTCACACTCAGCCTCCACTTCCTTTAGAAATAACTGCACCTTTTCCAACATCTCGTCCATGTCCTTTTGTTCCGGCTCGAACCGCACGATAAAGAGCATCTTGCTCACGGGCAGTCGGGAGTCGAAACTTACAAAGTCGCACCACTTCCTGCCCGTACAGGCAAGTTGGAGCATCATCTGGTTCTTATACTTTGCCGGAACCTTTCCAGCCTTCCTGTATTGCAGGTGCGTAGCCGTGTTCGGGTTCTTAATCTCTACTAGACCATCATCCCCCACATAACCGTCAGGAGAGGCTCCTAGCCATTGTATAGTCGCGTGTGGGACAAAGCCTGTCTGGTCTACGAAAACGCCCGTGTGAGCCTCGTATGCGGCTCTGGCGATGGGTTCCTGTTCGGTTCCGCGAATCATAGCCGCGTTAGGCGCAAAACCCGCCTGTGGGGTCTTGGTAAGTCTTTCGGCTACAAGCTGCCAGAGGTAGTTTTTGCGGGTCTCTGTGTCCTTACCCGCTAAAGCGTCGCTAACCCTGCTGGCTGTTACAAACCCCAGCCTCGCCTGTAACCACTCCTCCGAACCTTGGACTATTTCTTTGTAATCGGTCATTGAGCCTCCTCTTGGCTATGTGTAGTTCTGCCTCTAACTTATCCGTACTCATCCGCAACCTTTGGGCTACATTGTGGCTCAGGTTGTACGGGTACTGGATATATCTTGCCTTCAAAACCCTGCGGCTTATATCAGGTAATTCCCTTACCGCGTCCTCTACCATCTGCCCGTCCAGCAT